GGCCTTGCGTGCCGATTTGACCGCTGCGCAATTGCGATCAGACCTCGCCATCGAGCAGGCGACTAAGCGCACGTTAATTGAGTCGCTCACCAGCCAGCTCTACAGCACCCGTGTGGCGGCCGGCGCGTTGCTCTGTGCGCTGCTACTGGCGCTGTGCGTGCTGGTAATGCTGACCTTCCGGCTGAAGCGCTATCAAACCGTCATCGTGGAGACCGCCGGCGAGCCTGGCGCGCCCGCTCGCGACGAGGTCCGTCTGCCCGCTGCGCCGCGCATCGTCACGGACCCAAGCGTGCTCGATCGGCTCGACGACTTGGCCGAGGGTGCACTATGACCGCCATCACCCGACAGGCTCAGCCGCCCCTGCCCGTCGCGCTCGATCGGCTACGCGGCTACGGCAAGATCATGCTTGCCACGCTTGATCAGCTCACGGCCACCAACGCCCGCGCGCCGCAGATGCTGCGCTTCCGTGACTGGGCCGTCTTTGGCGAAGCCAACGCCGCGCGCTACCTGGGTTTCTGGCTTGACGAGGCTCGGCTTTATCATCTCGACCTCGACGTGTTGTCGTCGAAGCGCTACACCGACCGGTTGGCGCTGGCCGTGCGCAAGCCCGTGTTCGCGCTGCGCGATCCGGCTCTGGGCTTCATGTACGTTGTGCAGCTCGCCGCCCGCCCGGCCAGTAGCGCGCCCGTCGCCGCTCGTCTGCCTGAGCGGGTCTCGCTCGATCTCTCGACGCGCCCCGCCGGCGATCTGTACATTCCGCTGGGGGTCACACTGTCAGGTCCGCGCTGGATCGATCTGGGCAAGCCTATGCATATTTTGATCGGCGGCCTGACCCAGCATGGCAAGAGCTCGTTTGAACAGGCCGCACTGCTCTCGATCGCGTCGGCGGCCTCGCCCGCGCGCGTCCAGTTCGCAATTGTCGATCCCAAGGGCGAGTTCGTGCACTGGTATCAGTCGCCGCACCTGTTCGCGCCGGTCGCCCGCGACATCGACAGCGCCGTCCGGCTGTTGGCCACGCTGACCGACGAACTCACGCGCCGGCGCGGCTTATTCGAATCGGCGCTGTGCCGCAACCTGGCCGGCTACAACGCGCAGACCACCCAGCCGCTGCCCGTCATCGTCGTGATCGTCGATGAATTTGTCGATCTCGCCGCCACCGGCGGCAAGCGCAACTTCATCCCGCTGCTAAAGTCGCTCAGCAGCAAAGCGGCCTCGTATGGCATCCGGTTGATCATGTCGGCCACCTCCACCAAAACCGACGTGATCGACTCCGTCCTGCGCCAGCAGTGCGATCTGCGAATCGCTTTCCGCTGCACCGATCGCTATCAGTCCGAAGCCATCCTGGGCGACGGCCAGCGGGGCGGGGTCGGCCTGGCCGGACCCGGCCGGCTGCTGGCCGTTCTGGCTGGTGAAGCGATTGAGGCGCAGGGCTACTACGTCGACGACGCGCAGTTGGCCGCGGCCACCGTCAATCTCGCGCGCCGCTGGACGCCTGCCGAGCACGGGCACGGGCTTGACCTGACGCCTGATCAAAAGCAGCTGGTGCTGTATTCGCTGCAACATCTGGGAGGCTACTTCAAGCTGCGCGAACTCTCACGGGAGTTTTACGGTACGCAGACGCCACGCAAGGAATTGCGCGATCTGGCGAATCAGTGGGAAAAGTCTGGGCTGTTGTTGCCGGCCGCGGCCGTCAATACCTCTCGGCGGATCAGCCGTGGGTTGCGTGAAGCGGTGGGATGGGTTGAGCAGCCGAAATGACGACACACGGATCACGCGACACACGACGGAAAGTCCTTAAAACTATGCGACACACGCGCCTCGTCCGTGTGCCGTGTGTCGCTTGAGAATTCTCGTGTGTCGCGCGTGATTCGACACACGCCGCACACGCAAGGAGACCAGGACAGTTACTTCAATCGGTTGCTTATGCTGGAGAAGAGCCTGAAGAATAAGAGGCAGAGATCATGAAAACGCACAGGAAGCCCACGGTGAAGCGATCGTCAAAAAGCCACATCGCACATCGGACTGTCAAGCGACAGCAGCGACAGCACCCTGCTGTCGCTGCTGTCGCAGTATCGCGCCTGAATTCGCGTGAATTTAAGCGGTTGCAGGGCATGGTTTTATGGCTGCGCGAACGTCGCGGCTATCGCTGGCTCGCCAAATACACCGGTCGCGTCCACGGCTGGTGGCAACAGGTTGGCGCTGGAAAGCGAAACCGCGTCGCGCCTAACCATGCAGATCTGACCAATGTACAGCGACTCTATGAAATCATGCAAGCCGATCAATCGATAGACTCTGAAGCGTTGATACTGCTACTTGAAGTCGTCGAGGCCCGCAGTCAGATGGACCTCGCGCTAAAGCAATTGATCGGCCTGGTGCGCAAGCGTGCCGGGCAATCTGATGAAACTTCATCACATTAACAGGAGCAATTCATCATGAAACCGTCTGATCGTAACTTGACCCTCGGCTTGGCCACCAACACGCAGCAACCCTTCACTATCCCGCTTGCCGGCGCGGCCACCAAGACGCTGGGTATCTTTGGCAAAAAGGGCAGCGGCAAAACATGGACCGCGGCATTATGGGTTGAGCAGCTGCTTCAGCACAAAGTACCCGTCGTCATTCTCGATCCTGTCGGCCGCTGGTTTGATCTCGGTCTCAGCCCCGATGGGCAGGGTGCCGGCTTCCCGATCGCCATCCTGGGCGGCCAACATGGTCAGGTCTCACTAACGCCCGATATGGGCACCGCGATCGCGCGCTACGTCGCTGATAAGCACGTGCCCACCGTCGTCGATTTGTCTTTCGAGAGTAAGGGCACGTGGCGCAAAATTGTTGCCGACTTCTGCGATGAGCTCTTTAAGATCAATCGGCTTCCGGTGCACGTCGTCATCGAGGAAGCGCCAGAATTTATTCCGCAGCGCATCTTCGGCGAGAATGCTACCGTCTTCGGTGCCGTCGATCGCCTGGTGCGGCTGGGCCGCAATCACGGCATCGGCGTCACGGCGATCGGGCAGCGCTTGCAGACCACCAACAAAGATACCGTGTCGCAGGTCGATGCGCTGATCGTGATGCGCCTGGTCGATCCGCAAGGCAAGAAAGCTGCGCGCGAGTGGGTGATGGCCAAGGGTGAAGAGGAACACGCCGACGACTTTGTCAATGCGCTGACCACTTTGAAGAATGGCTCCGGGTTCGTATGGTCTCCAGAGTGGTTGGAGAAATTCGAGCAGGTCGATTTTGCGGCACGCCAGACCTTCCACTATGATGCCGATCGGATGGCTGAATCCGCCGGCGCGCCCACCGGCGCGATCGCGCAGGCCGTCAACACAGACGAATTGATCAAGTCCTTCTCGCACTTCACGGCGACCCGTGGTGAAGCGCGGCCGGCCTCCACAAAAGACGGCGCGAAGGTCGCCGCTCTCGAACGCCAGATCGAAGATCTGACGAATGCGCTGGAGACGGCCCAGGCGCAGGCCGTGACTGACGATGAGATCGAGCATCGGGTGCAGCTGGCAGTCCAGAATGCCACCGCCGAAGCCCGTTCACGCCTGGCGCAATTGGAATCCTATGTGGTCACTATCGTGAAGCAGGGTCAGGCGTTGGTGGATGGCAGTGCCGCTTCCGGTGCGGGGCCGGCCCAGGTGTTCGCACCAATCAACCGGATCAAGAAACTGGAGATGCAGGTCGAAGAGAACCCGCGCATCACCGGTAGCGCCAAGAAGATCTTCCGCATGTTGGTCGCCGAGTATCCCGACTTTCCACAGGGAATCTCCAAAATGAAATTGGCCGCATTGTGCAAGGTCAAGGCCACCAGCGGGGGTGGTTTCAATACACCGCTCGCCGATTTGAAGTCGCGCCGCTACATCGTCGTCGCCGGCACGGGCGACAACGCGATCGTGTCCATCAACCCGGAAATGCTATAAGGAGATAAAATCGTGGACGAGCAGCAAAGCAGCACCTGGGCAATCGTTGAACTCTTCGGCCACAAAACACTGGCCGGCCGCGTCACCAAAGACACGTCGCTGTTTCCGCTCTTGCGCATCGACGTGCCGGCTACCGAAGTCGCGCCCGAGTTCACCGCCGAATATGGGCCGGGCGCGATCTACAGCATCACCACCTGGTGACCAGCGAACAATTCGAGCGGATGCAGGACGAGTACCGCAAGCGCATTGCCGACCTGCGCGCGTTGCCTGAGCGAACTGGAGCGAATCTCCGGCCAATCGATCGCGCCGGCGAAGAGTTTGGCGACGAGGATGATAACGATGACGACGACTGAGATGCTCACGGAAGAACAGTTGGCCGAAGACGTGCCACGCCTGATCACGATCCGTATAACATTTTTGCCGATCCTGACTTCCGCGAAGCACACTTATCGGAACATGAGGCGGCCATGACACACACACTTCAAGCCGTAGAATCTCGATCTATCGTCATCAGCGACGAAGCGCTCAAGTTCGCCAGATCGTCCAAAGCGCCGCGCACCATCGCCGCCTACAGAATCGCCTGGCAAGACTTCACAGAATATTGTGACGACCATCATGCCACAGCGCTGCCGGCCAGGCCCGCAACCGTGATCGAGTATCTGACCGTCCTGGCGCGCAATCTGAAGGTCTCAACGCTTCAGGTTCGTTTGGCTGCCATCGCCGAAGCTCATCGCATGTCACACCAGCCCGACCCCACAACTGATGCGGATGTAAAAACCATCATGGCCGGCATCCGACGCCGGCTGGGTACCGCGCCGCGCAAGAAAGCACCCGTCACTCGCGACGAACTTAAAAAGATGGTCGCAAAACTTCCGCCTGGCTTAATCGGCCTGCGAGACAAAGCACTGCTGCTCGTCGGCTGGGCAGGCGCGTTCCGACGCTCTGAATTGGTCGCCCTCGATGTCGCCGATGTGCGCCTCACCGACAAGATCACAGTTACAGTCAGGCGCAGCAAAACCGATCAAGAAGGCAAAGGTCTGGTCAAGATCATTCCCGTGCTCGATGACGCACAGATCTGCCCGGCGCGAGCGCTCAAAGCGTGGCTTTCACAGAGCCAGATTCACGGCGGACCGCTCTTTCGCAGTATCGATCGCCACGGGCATGTGCATGGCAGGCTATCCGATAAGTCGGTCGCGTTGATTGTGAAGAAGTCGGCCAAACGCGCCGGCTTGGCAGACATGGACTTTGCCGGACACTCACTGCGCTCGGGCTTCATCACTGAAGCCGCCAACGCCGGCGTTGAATCGCGTGACATTATGGCGCAGACCGGCCATAAAAGCGAAGCGGTGATGCGGGGCTACATTCAAGATGCCGGGCTGGGTGCAGCGGGCGCTGTCCGCGCCGCATTCGGTGAGAAAAAGAAATAAGCGCACCCGGTTGAAACCAACCGCTAAACCCCCGGCAAAGCACGCCAAGTTACCTGGAGATCGCGCAGGCCGATGTGGAAAACGCCTACCGGCCCGCTTCGCCCGTCAAAAACTGGGGATTGTAACCGCATCCGTTACCGTGTAAAATAAAAAGCGGCACGTAGGAGGTACCCCACATGCCGCTACGAACACCCGGCCCCGCCGCTCATCGAGCGCTGGGGCCGGAACGTTTCTCTACCACTTCAGCGCGCGATAAATCCACCACCGCTCTCGGTCCGGCCCAACACTTGATCGGCTGCTAATTCAACGTCCGCCAGCCGCCGTTGGCATAGATCTTGACTACGTTCCCGCTCGACGTGTCATTCCACACATCGCCCTCGGCCGGCGCGCTGGGAGCCGTCGCCGCGCTGCCTCGCCACCGAAGCGGACTACCTGGCTCCCGCGTTTCCATCCGCGCCACTTGTTTGCGCAGGCGGGTTAGTTCGGCAATCAACTGCTTATCGAGGTCAGTCATCACACGGCCTGTAGTTCGATACCCACATCTTCATTCCGCCCGGCCTGTGCCGCGATCGTCACCGCCTGCACCTTGAACGTCGCCGCCAGGTCGTCGTAGCGAGCGCTCACCAGGTCGCCCAGCGCATAATGCACCCCGTAAAATGTGCCCGGCGTCTGCACCGGCTCAAACGTAAAACTGGTTCTGCGCCTGCGCTCCTGCAGTGCGCTGTCCCCGTTCGTTTCCAGCCCGCTCGTCGTCGTTAACCCGGCCGCGTTCACAAACACCTCAATGTCGTTGCTCGCCGCAAAATCTGGCCCGGTCCGCACCACCACCTCGCGCTCAGACTCCTCGCCCTGCCCGCCAACTATGGCCACGGTCGCCTCATTCAGTCGATCGTCCAGATATTCTGGACGCGCCATGTTCCCCAGGTTCACCGCGAACTTCACCGTGTCGCTGCGATCCGTCCCCAATTGCCCCGTGTACCAGCGGAACTCAACCGCGTCAGCGCCGGTCTTGACCAGGTCAAAATCACCCCCGCCAATCGCGCTCAATTCCTGCAGCGCCTCCAGCAAATTCGCCCACGCGCAGCCGTAACTGGCAATCGTATTGCCACGCGCACCATCCGCCTCAACCGTCAAGCCCGGTATCGCGCCTTCCCGCTGCCGGCCGTTGGCCACCGTCGCGCTGGCCGCCGCGTTATAACTCACCAGCGTCTTCATGATCGTCTCGGCCTTCGCGTCCGTAAACTGACTCCGATTCGCCGTCCCGGCAAACCACAGCACATGACGCCACTTCAACTTCACCAGCAGACCCTGGCACGTCGCCTCAAACGTCACGCGATCGCTGAATCCGCGCTTCTGCTTGCGATACAGCGCCACCATCTCGCGTGTCCAGTCCAGCCCCATCTCAACGTTGCGCCGCCAGACCTCAACCTGTCCCTTATCCTCCAACAGCCCGATCGCCGCATGAGACCCGTTCAGCCCAAAGCGCAGCAAGCCTGGCTCATTTACCTCGCGCGTATACGACAGCCACAGGTAGTCGCTCACCTCCGCGACCTTCACACCCGCCGCCGTCCGCACAATCAATTTATGCTCGCTCGCCATCGCTCGACTCTTTCCCCTATCCTCTTGGAATAGGGGTTAGGGGTGAGGGTACTTGCCTCTCTAATCACTATTAGCGGCGCTATTCCGTCCCAATCGCCAACCAGAACACATCCACCGTAATCGTCCCCGTCGTGCCCAGTCGTTTCAGCGTCGGCAGCGGTTGCGTGGCGCTCGGCTCAAACGACAGTTCCAGCAACTCCTCGCCCTCGCCCAGTCCCAAATAGATCCCGCCCACCACAATCGGAACTTGCGAAAACGCCACGGGAAACGTAACCGCAGACTGTCCGAGTGTATTTCCAGCCTTGATCGTAATGCGCGCCGATCCAGCCTGCATTCGCACCATGCCCGGCGTGTACGTCGTTGTCCCATAGACCGCCCAGCTATTGGCGTCTCCGCCCTGTCGCCGATACATCTGCGGCACCCGGTTGCCAACCTTCGTATCGTCCACCGCATCTGCGATCAACTCCGCCGTGCCAACCGCATTGTCGGCCATCTTTGCGTTCGTGATCGCATTGTCGTCGATGTTCTGCGTGGCCACCTTGATGTTCGGATGCAGATAGCCCCGCGTGTCCGTCAGCGTAATCACCCCGCCCGTTGTAATCGTCAGCGTCGCCAGTGTCAGATCGTACGTCGTGCCCGGCGTCTGCGTCATCGCCGGAATCGCCGCCACGCCGTCACTCGACGACAACAGCACCACACGCACCGTCTGTGCGGCCCAACTCGCCCGTAGCACAATCCGGTGTCCCGTCGTCCCGATCACCGGCGTCGGCACCACCACATTCACCGGCGCCGTGTTCTCATATGGAATGCCGTACACCATGGCCGCCCCGGTTGCAATCGTCACCGGACTTGCCGTACCGCTCGGAGCCAGTTCGTTGGCGTATCCCTTCAGAATGCCCTCCGTCGCCGGCGCATTCACAAACGTCCGCAGCAACCAATCAAAAATTTGCGCTTGTGTATACGGACTTGCACCGTCGCCCGTGCTCCCCGTCGTCCAAAAAATCGATGATTCAGCCATCAGTCACCTCGTGTCATTCTGAGCGGAGCGGCGCAGCCTGTATGGCGCGCCGCGGAGTCGAAGAATCTCAAATCCCCACATACCGCGTGTAATAACTCATGTACACCTGCGTCGCCTCCGTAACTCCCGAACCCGTTACGCGCACGCTGTTCACGCCGCCCGGCGCGTCCGGATCCGCCTCCAGCCCAAACGTCGCCAGATCGCTGTCGTCCGTCAACGCCGCAATGCGATTCGTTCCGTCGTCCTCACGGACGGTTTTGTGTCCGTACCGAGTATCGATCACATAATATGACCCTGCGTCGATTGTTGTGCCCGTGAAATCCAACTTCATACCAGTCGTTTCGTTTGTGATAACCGCATCCGTGATCGGTCCGTAAATTGTGATAATCGGGTCTGCCTTCCAGGTACCCACGTATTCAATCGCCTTTACCTGGTCAAGCACGCTCGACCCCACGTTCCACGGAATCGCCAATGGAACGTTGAACGCCCCACCGCCGCCCGTCAAGCCAAACGGCACTGCTACTGCCGTCGGATCATAGAATGTTGGATCCGGCGCAAGTAGTTCAATCACCTCCACTTGCACCATCCCCTTCCGATCGCTCGTCCGAAACGACAAGCCACCATTAAAATGGCAATCGATCTGACGCCGTGCGCCACTATCCAGCGTCTTGCGAATTGACAGCGATGCATTGCGCGGCCTAAAAATGCTCAGCAACTTGGCGCGCTGTGCATCCAACGTCGCGGCGTTGTCTGCATTGCACGCCAACTTCAGCCGCAATTTGCGCGCCCCCATCCGAAAACCTACATCCGTCAGACCGTGTTGCAGCGGCCCGGCCTCCGTCAGGCGCCGCACGTCCGGCATACCGAAGTCGCTCTCCTCCTGGAAAATGAACTCAGTAGTATTGCTCAATTCGTAAGCCACCCCGGCCACAATCGCTTCAATCGTCATTCGTCACTCACTTCAATCATCAGATGTGCACTTCCTGCCCCGTTCGGGTGATTGTTCATCCACTCAACATCTGCATCATTCGCACGTCGTCGCGCAGGCTGCGCTCTTCCTGCACCGCATAGTTCGCCGTCAGGTAATACTGGTTCGTCACCGCGCTCGTCGCATTCCGCACATTCGGCACAATGCGCCCCGGCACGTCCGGCTCAAACAATTCCGGCCGTCGCTCGCCCACAATGTACGACAGTCCCGGCCATACCCGTCCACCGATCGCGCGGCCTGGCCCGGCACTCGTGCCATTTGTTCCATTCCCGGTGGCCGCTACTACTTGCGCCGATTGACCCTGAAACGACCCCCAGAAATTGTCCCACGCACGCTTGATGCTTTCGATCGCGTCTTTAATTGGATTGATGATGCTCAGTGCCGCATCACGAATTCCGCCCCAAAAATTGTTCCATGCCGTCTCGACCGCCGCCTTCAGCCGGCCGATCGCGCCCACCAGCGCCCCCCAGAACGCCTCCCAGCCTCGCTTCAGATCGTTCCATATTCCTTCCAGCGCATTGCGCAGTCCGCGCCAGAAGTTATCCCATGCTTTTTGAACGTCCAAACCAAGTGATTTCAAGATCGTTTCGATATTTCTCCAAAACGTGTCCCACAACGTCTTAATACTATTCCAGATGTTCTCCACCGTCGTGCGGATCGAATTCCACGCCCCTTCCCAGTCACCCTTGATGATCGCCATTACCGTGTTCAGTATGCCGCTGATCACGTTGATCACCGTGTCGATGATGGTGCGAATCGTGTTCCACGCCGTATCGAGGATCGTCACGATCGTGGTCTTGTGCTGCGCGATGAACGTCGCAATCGCACTAAGTGCCGGCACAATCGTCGCGTTGATGATATTTAGCACGGTTTGGATGATGCCCTGAATCCGCTCCCACGCGCTCTGGAAGAAGGCGCGAATTTCCTCACCATGTAGTGCTATAAATTCCGCCACCGCGGCCAGCACCGTATTGATAATCGTTTGGATCGAGTTCCAGACCAGCGATGCCTGCGCCATGATTTGCGCCCCGAAGCGGTTCCACAGATCCTGCGCACCCTGCACAAAGCCCTGCAGCACGCCCTGAATCACCGCGATCACGTTCTGCACCGTCCCCTGAATCTGCGGCCAGATCGTATCCCAGTTCGCCGCCAGCAGCGCGATGCCTGCCATCACCGCTGCGATCGCCAGCGCAAACGGCCCCGTCATGATGCCCGCAATCCCGCCGATCAACGTCAGGACGTTTCCACCCACCGTCAGCAGCGGACCCAGCGCCGCCACCAGCGCGGCCACCACCACAATCGAATTCTGCACCGGCGCCGGCAGCGCCGTAAACCAGTCCGCAATCGTCTTCACCGTCCCGCTTAAATCGCGCAGCACGGGCAGCACCGCCGGAATCACCGCATTGCCCAGCACAATCAACAGGTCCTGCATCTGAGCCATCGCCTGTTGAAATTGAAACGCCCCGGTAGTCGTCACCGCCTCAAACGCGCTGTTCAGGTCGGCCTCGGTTGTCCCGGCCAAAGCTGCAAAAATCTGCGCCGTCTGTTCCGCATTCTCGCCCGTCAGGCTCAGCAGCCCCCGGAACCCGCGAATGTTGGGGAAGATCGCCGCCAGCGCTTCATCGTCGTCGCCGATCTTCACGCGCAGCATATCCAGCGCGCTCAGCAGCCCCTTCTTCTGGATCGAATCCCGCACACCCTCGGCGCTCAGACCGTACGCCGCCAGCGCGTCTTTGGCTTGCTTGCTGGGCTTCAAGAATGCGCTCATGATGCCGCTCAGGTTCGTCGCGCTCTCCGCCGCATCAAATCCCACCAGCGTCATGCCCGCCATCGCTGCGCCAACTTGATCGAACGAAATGCCCATCTGCGCCGCGATCGGAATCACCCGGCCCAGCGCCGGCGCAATCTCACTCGCCTCGCCCTTGCCTTCGCGCACCGTCGACACCAGAATGGCTGTCGCCTGCGCGGCCGTCAGGTTGGATCCCGCATACGCATTCAGCGCCGACGAGACCGCATCTGCCACCACCTGCGTATCGCCCAGGCCCGCGCTGGCCGCTTTCGCGCTGGCCACCACCACGTCGATCGCCTTGCTCGTGTCGATGCCGGACGACGCCACAAAGTACAGCGCCTCGGCCAGTTCCTTTGGACTCTTGCCCAGTTCTGGGCCAAGCCGCATCAGGTCTTTAGCCCACACGTCCACTTGCTTCTGGCTGATACCAACGAGTCCCACGATGTGCTGCATGGACGTCTCAAAGTCCATGCTCATCTTCCCGGCGGCCACGCCCACGCCCAGGATCGGCAGCGTCAGGCTGCGCGTCAGCGTTGCTCCGGCCCGCTGCATCTTGTCGCCGATCCTCATCAGCCGCGACTCGGCCATCCGCCCGGCCTCCTCCAGATCGCGCGCCAGCCCGGTGGTATCGCCCACCAAATCCAATACCGCTTCGCCTAATGAGCCTGTCATCGTTGTCGTCCATCCCAGCGGCGGAAGATTGGCTTGCGTTGGTCGCTGACCAATTGGTCACGGCCGCTATGATGTCCTGCGTCGCTAACCACCATTAGCTGCGCTGATTACCGCGGTATCCAATCCCGATGAGCGCCAACTGCGCCCGCGAGGGCTTCATCCGCCCGCCCGGCTCCTGGATCTCCTGCATCATTCGCTCCAGTCGTCTGAACATCGCCCGTCGGTCGCGATCCTTCACGTGCGGCGCCATCGCCGCCTCAATCGCCTGCCATCGCGCTTCTGCCTGCAGCCCGGGCAGACGTTCCAGATACGCCCAGATTGCCGCCGTCGGCATAGTCGCAATGTCCTCAAAACTCAGCCCGTACCAGAACGTCAATCGGCTGAAGACAAAGCCCCAGTCGATACCCCTTTTTTTTCGGGTTTCTCTCCGTCCGCGCCGTCCGCGCCGTCGTGCTCTGGCATAATCTGCGCCGTGTAAAACTCCAGCACCTTCGCCTTGGCCACAAACGGCACCGGCGGCGTCACCTCCAGCAGCGTCGGTCCAACCAGCCGTAGCATCTGATCGATCGTCTGCTCCCACGTCTGCGCCTGCGCTTCGATGCCTCTATCGTCGGCCGCGGCCGCGCCGCGCACTTCATTCAGCAGCGCATTGATCCGGTCATACTGCACCAGATCTCGCGGTCCCATCTCTTCGATCCGCCGCAGGTAATGCTTTTGTCCGGCCCACATCACCGCGATCGGCTGCTGCGCGCCAAACAACTCGTCCAGATTCAGGACCTTCTTTTCATCCTTCATCCTTCCGCCTTCATCCTTTACAGAGCCGCAGCGTCCTGCTCGATCAGCCGGCCAAACTTCTCGTACTCGGTGGATGCGGTCAGGTCTTCGAGCGCGTGAAACTCCACCGGAATCGCCGTCTGGCCGTCCTTCGTGTGTTCCATCGCCTGGCTGCCGCCGAAGTACCCGCGCGGCACTTCGTATTGCGCATTCCAGTCCCCGTACGGCGAACTTCCCCGGAACAGCAGCGCATACTCGGCCACGGCGAAACCGCGCGTCAGAGCAAGCTTCCGCGTACCGATCGTGCCTGCGCCAGGCGGCGTGTCCGTCACCGTGTTCCCCAATGCGTCCGCCAGATTCTCAAGTGTGCCCTGCGCCAGCTTCGTTTCGATCGTCAACGACTCTTCGCTGCGCGTCGCCTTCACCGGCCCGGTGCGCTGATCGGTGGTGAACTCATTGATCGTCTGGTCCAGCGTCACTGTCACACCGTCCACCGTCTCACCCACGTCGCGCCAACTCGCGCCTGGCGCTTCGTTCACCGCCGGAAACGCTGTGCCGACCGCCGCTATATACAACCGACCAACACCCGTCAAAATCTCTTGTGCAATCATCGCTCATGCCTCCTTGTGGTGTTACACGTAATCCGCGTACCCGGCCGCCACGATTTTCGCCGCCGTCGCCGCATCCAGCGTCACCGTCTCACCCGCTTGCAGCGTGCGCGTGCCCAGCTGCCACGCTCGTCCCCGCCGCATCTCGATCGTGCGTTCCTCCTCCCCTGTTGTACTCCCCTCTCCACTGGGAGAGGGGACGGGGGTGAGACCCTTATCCTCAATCTCTTTCGTCTTCTTACGCATCTTCCAACTCCCGATCGCTAATCGCCGATCACCGGTTACTGATCACCAATTACCGATCACTGGCAACTTTCTTCCGCCACCGCCGCCGAGAAAAAACTCAGCACGCAGTCCATCTTGATGTCGTCGTCGTACAGTTGCGACGGCCCGGAGTCCTGAATAAACCGATACAGCAGCGCCGTTCCGTCGGACACCGTCACTCGCACGCGCTGTGTTTCACGGCTAACCGCCACCAGCCGTTTCCAGATGCGCATCGCCTCCACCGGGCTGGCTGCGTAGCACCGCACCTCATAGCGCAGCGCCTGCATCGGCACGTACAGATCAACCGGACCGCCGTCGAGCCGCACCATCAACCCGGCCGTGCCGACCGTCCAGCCCACGCCGTAGCGATGCTTCGCCGCCACTCGTGTATCGACGATCGCCTTCAACTCGGCGTCGTTGCTCAAAAATCGGATCACGGCCTCTTGTGGATCAATCACGCTTTGTCATCCTGAGCGGAGCAGCACGCCCTACGGGCGATGCTGCGCAGTCGAAGGATCTCCGCGCTACTTCCGCACCGCGCCTACTGCGCACCGCGTCTACTGCCGCGCCTTCGCGTGCTTTCTCACAATGCCGGGCACCAGCGGCCTGACCTTATCGACGCCATTGCGGATAAAGTGATACCCCTCGAACGAGCGATGTCCCTGGTGCACCCAGATCGCGTATTCCAATCCGCTGCCCACCTGCACCACGATTCGATTATGCTTCATCGTTGGCAACGCCATTTGTCCGCCACGTTCCGGTGTGCCGGGCGCAGGCTTCACATCATCGTCTCGCCACGTATAGCCCGGTGTCGCCGTGTGAATCGATCGGCGCAGCGTCCCCGTGATAACACCGTGCCCCTTGTACAATTCCTTCTTAGACTCGCCCTCGATGCGCAGGCCAATCTCCATCATGGCCTTAACCGTGGCCTCTTGCGCGTGCGCCAGCGCCACGTCGCCCGACCATTTCAGCCGGAAACCCTTGCCGCGTTTACCCTTCGCCATCACACCACCACGCTCAGCAGCGCCGTCACGTGATGCGCCGCGCGCGCATTGCGCCTCAGCAGCGCCTCCACCGTAAACGTCCGCCCCTCGACGATAACCCGATCGCGTTCCAGCACGTCCGCGTTCGCAGCCAGCATCAGCTTATACTTCGTGCTGATTGCGTCCTCGGCGCGCTCGTTCGTGAACCTTCGTTCCTCTTTCTCCACCAGGCGGCACGCCACAGCCGTCGCCACATTCGCCCACGCCGGCTTTGCATTGTTATACTCGTCCAGCGTCATCGTGGCCCGTTGAATCGTGCAGCGGTGAATGAAGTGATCGGTCAGTGCCATGCGCTAACCTCGGAACGCTACAATCTGGCAGGCGAGACTAAAAGTCACTTTCACCCGCCCGGCGCCGTCGTTGTACCAGTTTTTAGGCCACGGCCCCACCACAAAGTATTTCCCGCTTTCGACGTTGACTGTTCTGTTGGCAATCGCCAGACCGTCTACGTCGTTGGGTGTGTCAAAGGTGACCACAATCGTTCCAATCTCAGTGGCGTTTATGAATAGTTTCGTTTGGCCGTCGTTGGGGAAGTAATAGGTGTTCGCCGGCACCACCATCGTCAGGTTCGCCGTCAAATCCAGCCCGGCCCGCGACACGTCATGCACCGTCAGCGTTACATCCGCCATGCTAACCTCCAAAGTTCCCCTCGCTCTGGGAGGGGGCTAAGATTCCGCACGCCTGCGAAGCGTGGCGGCTCAGGGGGATGGGCGCGCTCACACGTTCACAAACTTTAATCGCCGCAGCACGCGGCCCCGTTCCTCATCCGTGTTCTCCAGCGCCGTGTACGCATACTCGCCGGCCACGCTTTCGCTCTTCAATCCGGTGCGGTTCACCACCAGCCGGATCAGATCGATAATGAGCGCCTTACGTTCCAGATTGTCATCCTGTGGCGCATACGTCACCGTCACCGGCGCATCTAGCCACCTCGCTCCATCTGGCAACCGCTCAATGCGCCCCTCGTCCCCCCACAACCGGTAATTGTCTGAGTCTAGCGTCGTTTCATCCTCGATTACACTGCTGACACTGCTGGCGCGCCGCTTCAGATACAGGTTTTTGTTTCGATCTCCGCTCAACGTCTCCGTCACCGTCAGCGCGACCGCGTAGTGCGGTCCGAGCGTACGAATAACCCACGCCTCCTCGCGATCGATCACCGCCTGCAACTGGGCATCCGTCAGCCCCGTGCTGATCATCGCCCGCGCTTCATCCACCGACACCAGACTCGTCATCATTCCTCACTTCCCCTCCCCTGCGCTTTCGCGCGGGGGAGGGTCAGGGTGGGGGTTCTGTTACGCTGTCCCTTCCGCCGGGCTCTGGTGGAACTCGCTCGCGGTCGCGGTCTGCGTCACGGGCACGCTGTGCGCGCCGTACAGCAGCGCCCACACCTGCACCGCAATCGGAATGGTCACATTCGGCACCACCACCTGGCATTGCAGGTATCGCTCGCGCGGCTGATACACATCGATGATCCCGCTGGCCGGAGTCGCCACCGCTGTCGGAATCGCGATGCTCGTCCCTTCCAGATCGGCCATCGTCCCGCCGGCCGCGTCGGTGTCCTGTCGGGCCTTCGCCGTCAGCGCGGCCACTTCGCCCTTGCTCGCACCGATCAAAAATGCGCAGCCCTCGTAGCCGGCGGTATCGACGACCGAGGTGCTGATCGTCTCGTTATCGCCGTTGATTTTCTCGGCCACCAGCACCGCTTTCACATCGTGATAGATGCTTTTCATGTTGGGTCTCCAGATCATGGTCAGTGCTCAATGCCCGTTGACGGCTGTCAGTGAGCATTGAGCATTGAGCATTGCTAATTGTTAGGCCTTGACCTTCAGCGCGTAAAACGCCTCGGCCAGCACGGCTTGCCCGTCGCTCTCCATCCGGCCGATGAAGCCCGTCTGATTCGTTTCGGCGTACAACTCCACCAGCCGCTGGATACTCATCTGTAACGCGTCAACGATCCAGTAGTAGGAGAAATCGCCGATCACCGCGATCACCGCGTTATCCTCCCAAGCATCGCTCGCGTCCAGACCATCGTCAAAGCGATCACTCACTTCGTACGGCACATCCAGAATGCGATTCGGGCTGCCCAGTTGCAGACCGGGTTGCCACACGTACTCGCCCAGGCCGCTCTTCATCTGGCGCACCTTGCGGATGAACGCTCGGTTGCTCAGGATGCGGCACTTCGGACTGGCCGCATAGGCCGCCGGCAGGCTATACACCCAGTTGATCACATCATCCGAATCAACGGTGTTCGAGGCGGCCGTCGTCCACGTCGGCAGGCTCGGAGTATTCAGCAGGCCGCGCGGTTGCTGCGCGCCGCTGCCGTTGATGAAGGCGTTTTCCTGCGTCACGCCGAACTTATAAGCCAGTCGATCGCGAATGTAACCCTCCACATCGAACGTCGGCACGCGCATCAATTGGTTACTCACCTTGATGCGCTTCGCCAGCGGGTGCGGCTGCAACTTGCGCTGGCCAAACGGATTGAGCGTCTCCTCCGCGCCCGTCTGCACCTCGGTCGTCCAGGTCGCATCACTGAACACGCTGTCCTCGGCCGGCGCAATCACGCTGCCAGACGGCACCGGCGGCAGCACGGTTGCAATGCGCCGCATCGCACTCATCTCGCCCGCCTTAACGATCAGACCGTTCCAGAATGTATCCTGCACCAGATACCCGCCCGCCGGGCCCTCACCCGCGGCCAGCGCCTTGCGCTCGTCGGCGCTCAGCTCGCTCGCGCCAAAGCGCATGTAGCGCTTCAGCGCCTTCTGGTACTCCGGATTCAGCACGTTCACAAACGCGCCGAACTGCGCGGCCGTCTGCAGTTCCTTCACCTCATCCCGGTCCAGCGTGCGGCCGCCCCACTGCACCTTGATTTCCGGCGTGTCTTGATTCGCGCCGAAGATGCCCTTCGGGTTGGCCGGCTCGTTCAAGAACGCATTTTGCTCCATCGCGCGCTCCAGCCGCTTCGCCTCGGTGGTCTTCGCTTCCACCTGGTCGAGCAACTTGTCGACCTCGACGCTCTTCTCGGCCGGCATTTCCTTGCCGTCAAATTCGGTCAGAATCGCCTTCGCCTGCGCGTGCAGCGCGTTAGCCTCATCGTACAGTTCATTGATTCGCTGTTTCATCTCCATGCTCCTCGTGTCATTCTCGTGTGTTTTGGCAGTATAAAAATCACTTCATCCGCACGAGTGCCAGTTCGGCGGCTCGCAATCGCTTGACCAGCAGTGCCGAGTGAGCAACCATTTGTTTCGGCTCGGCGGCTGCGATCGTTCGGCTCAATTCATCTAATGCGGACTGCACCAGATCGCGTACTTCGACCTGCTTCTCTCGTGACGCAGTCATCAGCATCTGACCCGCCTTCAACTCCTCGAAAATCTGCGCCAGTACAGGCACATATACATCCAGACTCGCGCCTTTCTCCCACGGCGGAGTCTGATTGAACTGCCGATAGTGCAAATTCAGATGACGCTGTACCCCCGGTACATCTGCCTCCGGGATATCCACCCCCCCCCGGCTGCCCATCAGCGTCGCCCCGGCTGCCGATACGCCCTTCCAGACCACGCGCCCGTCGGCCAAATGATGCGGCAATTTGTAAGATGACTGCGCATCCGGATCGCCGTCTGGATCGACCCACGCGTGGATCATTCGCAATTGCTTTGCGCCTCTCGCGTCTTTCAGCACAGCCGCCGCGTCCCATTCCGTATCAACGTCTGCCTTCGGCGTCTCCTTCGGCGGCAACGATCGCTTCACGGCTTGAAGCGCCGCGCTCTTGACTGCTCGGATCTGGGTCAATGCGTTCATCCCCAGCGGTACTGGCGAAATTTCGTACAACCTCACCTCGCGCAAATGGCGAATCGGCCGGCCGTCAGATACGCTCTCAATGTCCCACTTCACCGCCTCATAGCCGATCGACCCCTCATTAAGCGCGCCATCTCTCAACAACGCAAATGTCTCATTACCCCAGAACGAGTTCAGCGTTAGCCGACCTGCAGCAAATAGCCCAATCGCATCTTCTTTCAGCGTCTTCGGCGATGGTCCGATCAGCTTTGTCCAGTCGTGCATATAGAATACCTTCACCCGATTGCCGCGCTCGGCGAGCGTCTTTGCAAATGCACCCTCGTGCATCATGTCGTTGCCGTCGTCGACGTTGCCAAAGACACTAAAATGCCCCTCGTACTCGCCCTTATCACCTACCGCTTTAAATTCGATCGGGCACGCCTTAAACTCCATCGCCTCGTCCATCATTTCCTCCTATGCGCGTCGCCGCCCATCACTCGAACTCCGGCGCAAACGCCCGTGTGCAGTTCGGATGCTCCAGCGGATGCTCTTTCATCCACGCGATCGGCTTCACCGACTGGTTCACCGCCACGCACGGCTCGTCCTCATCGCCGATCCCGTCATCCAGCACATACACCTTCGTCACGCCCGCGCCGAAAAAGCGGTGATACGCCGCCTTATTTTGGGCATTGCCCAGTTCCGTCCGCGCGATCGTCTGTGCCCGGCCCTTGTACGTCTCCAGTACGATGTCGCGCAGGCCGGGTGTGCCTGTGGCCGGATCTCCTCTGACCAAATGGTCGATGCTCCAGCCGGCGTCGCTTCCCTCTTGCAGCAAATCCTGCACGGCTTTCAGCGTCGTGTCAGAGATCTGCTTGATGCGCTTACCGGCGTCGGCCAACAACTCCGTCACCGCCGGATCGTTCAGATCAAACGCCGCCTCAACGCCTAGCGCCGCGTTCCACGTCCCCCAGGACAAATTCACCAGTTCGATCGTGAACCGCTTCAAGATCTCGCCCAGTTCCGCGCTGTCGGCGGCCGTTAGCAATTGATCCGCGGGCGGCAAATCCTTTGCCTCCCCTCGCCCTATGGGAGCGGGGCTGGGGGCGAGGGCTTTCCCAAACTCTCTCGCTCGTCTCACCACCCGATCGGCCAACTCTGCAAAATAGCGCTCAAGGTCCGCCTCCATCCGCCCGAACACCAGGCGCCGCTCGGCGCGCTGCATCTCAATAATTTGCGCCTGATCGCGCCGCTTGTCCTTCACGGCCATCAGCTTCGCCGTCGCCGGGCTCAGGTGCATCTTGCGCCCCGTCGCGCTCTTGATCGACGCCGGCACTTGCACCATCGACAGCGGCATCACGTACACATCGCCGTCCGCGTCTGGCGGCAACTCAGCCGCAGCGCGGAACTCATTCCGCGTCATCCCGTACGACTTGAAACCGTCCAGCGCAAACGATCGCCGTTCTTTCAGGCGCGCCTGCAGCGCCACTACGCGATTCAGGTCGAACTCCACAACCTCGTCATCGCGTCCGGCAAAATCGGGCAACAGATCGGCCGTCACTTCGTCTGCGACGTTTGACCACAGCGGCACCAGCGTGTCCTCGGCAAACTGCATCCGCGCCTCGCCATAGTTCGCCAGCGTGCTGCGCTCCAGGCCAACGTACAACTGCGCGATGATGGCCGGCACGCGGAACGCCCCGGAAATGCGCGCTTCAGGCACGCGCCGCAGCGCGTTGAATTCCAGATCCTTCAGGTTGGTCGCAATCGTCTTGATGTCCAACCCACCTTCCAGCACGGCCACCCCGCCGCGCTTCTCCTCGCCGTGTTCATCGTTCCACTGGTTCTTCATCCGCTTGAATTGATCGTCGGTCAGTTCCACGCCCGGCGGAACTATCAGCCCCAGCCTCGGCATCGCATCATTCTTCAGCAGCGAAAACAGATACCGCGTGGCCTCGTTGTCCGTGTCCACCTCGCGCGCCACGGCCAGCAGCGGCGCCAGTCCTTTGTGCGGAGCCATCGGGTCGGGCATCCACTTGTGGTGCACCACGTCGGCCGCGTCGATCGGCACGCTCACGCCTTCGCCCGTGTTCAACGTGTAATGATCGATCAACTGCGTCTTGCCCGGCACGGGCGTAATCTGCCCGTCGTGCAGTGGCCACAACTGCACCACCCGGCCCGCATCGCTGCGGACCTTGTACCAGTAGCAATTGCCGCCCACCGCCATGTACACGATCGTGTACTGCAATAATTCCGCCATGCCCATCTGCGGATTGGGCCGCTTCAATAACTTCGACAGTCCGTGTGATCGCAGCGGTGTTTGACCGCCAGCCGATTCCTGCCACACTAGCAGCGGCGGCTCTGGAAACGCAAACGCCAGCGCGCTGATGCATCCGAAGACCGCGCCGTTTCCCTTGTAGCCTTCCTTCGTCAATGCCTGGAAGGTCGGCGTGCTGAAGGAATAGCGCATCCACTCTGGAAAAATCGGCAGCGCCGCCGCCTTCACCAGCCCTCGCGCCATCCATCGCTGTACCCGATCAATCACACCCATCAACTTTGCCTTTTTAGTCCGTTGCGTTGCTAACACACATTAGCTATGCAACTATCACACTACAGCCACCGCATCTTCACTTCGGGCGCTTTCGGCGCGTGCATGGCAATCGTGCAATAGTTCTCCGCGTGCGCTAAGTGATCGGGGTTAGACCCCTCCACATACTGCGCCATCGGCGTGCCGTTCGCGCCATGCTCAACCACTCGCACCGGCGCTTTCAGGTGCGCGTAATAGTCGCGCACGTCGCGCGCATGGCCGGGCAGCGTGTGCGTCTTGGCCACCAAGGCCGCGTACATTTCGTCCAGCGTCCGCGTTCGATCGAGATTAACCACGCCCTCGTTCCAGTTCCAATCGCGTGGATCTTCCTTCTTCGTTCCCGTGCGCTGGTTCACGTAGTACGCCAGCCACACGCGCCCCGGCTTGAACTTCGCCTGAAACTCGCGCGCCTTCGTCGTCTCGGGCAGCGCGTCGATCACAATCCGCTCCGCGTGATACAGGCGCGCCATCGCCTCCAGCCGCTCCCAACTCTCCACCTCGCCCGCCCAGCGTTGTGGTCGCTCGCCCGTCTCAGGCTGCACCGCCCCGCGAATCACCACATGCATCACGCGCCCCACGTCCACGCCCATCACCGTCTCTTCGTCCCGGGCATTGCCCGCGCTGTCGACCACCTTGACCGGTCCGTGCGCGTAATCGCGCCGGCACGCATCCAGCATCTCGTCCGTCATCTGCCCGCCGCGCGGCGTATACGGCAGCGCCAAATCCTGATTGAACGTCTCCTTGCGCTTCGTCTCGTCGACCGTGTCCAGATTCTTCACGATCTCGATCAACTTCACGCTCGGGCTAATCAGCTTCGGCATGTGAAAACCGGCGACATCAACGTCAGGGCGGGCCGCCACCCATTCTCCATGTCCTGCCCGATCGATCGGCTTGCCGCATTTCCGGCACGCGGCCCAGGCGTCGGTGGCATCGCCGTGCCACTTGATCGGCCGCCCAAACTGATCGGACTCCAGCACGATGTTGTCGATCGTAATCGGCTGCCATTCGCCGCAGTGTCCGCACGCCACGTGCCATTCACGCATATCGCTGCGCAGCCACTCCGCGTGGATGCCCGTCCCCGCATACGTCGGCGTGCTCGCCTTGCGGATCTCCGCGATCGCGCTGTGGCCCAGCCGTTTCTCCGCAATACTCACCGCGCGCGGATCCATCTCATCTTCTTCGTCAAAGATCAACACATCCGCGTCTACTGACTTCAGCTGTTTCGCATTGCCATTCGGATCGACCTGCGCGCCGCGAAAATACACAAATCGATCGCCCACGCGCTTCAGCGTCACCCGATCCGCCCCGCGCTTCCCGCCGGCCGCCGCGCCCTCGACGACGATCGACGCCAGATACGGGCTGGCCTCAATCGCCGGCCCAATCCGCGCGCTTGAAAAATCGCTCACGTGACCGTCGGTTGGAAACACGTACATCACCGTCGCCTTGCGCTCGTCTGCAGCGTGGAGCGCGTAACTCACCAGATACTCGCTCACGCCCAACTGGCTCGCCTTAAACACCACCACTTCGCGCGCCGTGCATTCATACAACCCAATCAAAAACGCGTGCCGTGTAAAATCAAGCGGCCGGCCCGGAATCAGCATCCGCCGGTGCAGCGTCGTCCACGTCAGCAGGGGCAGACACTGTTGGGGCAGACCCATGTGTCTGCCCTGACTGCCCGTCCCCATCCGCCGCGCCCGTTCGATCAGCGCCTTGGCCTGCTGCTGCCGAGCCTGTCGCGCGCGAGATTGCTTCAAGATTTGCAATGAGTTGGTCAAGTTCCTCGTCACTTAGCCCGGCCAGATCAGTCGCATTCAGCGTCTGTATCGGTCCGCCATTCGGCCCCGTCAAGCCCATCTTCGGCCGGTAATCGCCCACCATCTCCAGATACAACTTCCGGTCGGCGTGCGCGTTCGCATCGGCCCGGCTCGCCACGTCCACCAGCGCATTGATTACATCCGCGCGATGCCGCAGCAGTGGCTCCACCTGCAACTGTGCCACCCGCTCATCGATGCGCGGATCGTTCTCTCGCCACTTCTGGATCGTCCGCGCGCTCTTCAGGCCCAGCACCGTCGTCGCCAGTTCTGCCTGCGTCTCAGGTTTGCGCTCTTTCGCCGGACTGGACGCCCAGGCGATGTAAGCCGCTTTCCGCCAGTCCCAGCCCTCGGCCCTCAGCTGCACATAGTCCTTGCGCCACGGACACTGCTCCAACTCCGCCGCGAAAACATCGTACGCGCTGCGGCTCTCGGCCTGACCCGGCGTGTTATCGCTCGCCGGAAACGCCGTCGCCTCGTCGTCAATGTCATTCCCGCGCGCTTCTGGCGGGAAACCATCTTTGTCTTCTTCCATCTCACTCACGCTCGTATGCCCGCCAAATGCGAAAAAAGCGATCAAATACGTCCCAGCCGCTTTTTCCCAATCTCGATAGCGCCTTGCCTATGCGATATAATTGCGCGCCTAAGCGTCATTAGCTGCGCTTTCTCCAGCCTCCTCCCCTGTTGCCATCTTCTCCGCAACGGGGGAGGTCGGGAGGGGGCCGTCCTCACTGACCAACTGGTCAGCGTCCTCAATCGGATGAGCCACGATCACGTCCCTGCTCAAAATCGACTGCATCCGATACCGGCTGCCGCGCCGCCCGCCAGATGCCCCACCACGCCCGCCGCACTTGCGTTTGCAGCATCTCGGGCAGTGCCAGCCGGTGTAGGCTCGGCCGCATGTCTGGCACACGTGCGGCCGGGCGCGCCGCTCGCCTTTGCGCGTCATCGCGTCGGAATGATCACAATCTGGCGCAGCGTCTTAATTGCCGCCTCGCACGCCCGGCACAGCAATCGTTTCTGCCGCTCGCGCAAAATCACCCGCCGCGCCCAGCGCTCATCGCGTTCCCTGCGCACGGCTAAATGCTGCACCGCATCCCCCAGCGTCGGCGGCCGCTGAATCATGGTCCATGCCTCTCACGTGTAAACGCCAATGGGTCCTCGTAGCGCGCCTTGACGGCTGCCACGTCGTCGCCCGGCCAGTCGGTCGGCTTCACGCCTAAATCGACCTTCCCGATGTCATAGTGCAGATGCCATGCGTATCGCCCCTCGGCATTACCCACAGCGCCCAGCAGTGTGCCGCGCTGCACCATCTGCCCCTTGACCGCAATAAATTTTTCCAGGTGAGCCAGACGCGGCCACCGTTTCGACCCATCTTCAAGTGTGACCTCAATAACGATTACTTTCCCCCACACGGGCAGCAGATCCGCAACGACGACCACGCCGTCCGCCGGCGCATACACCGGCGCGTGCGCATCCGCGTTCCAGTGCGGAAAATTCAGATTTAGATCGCATCCCGTGTGGATGGCCCACTGCCCTGTCGTGTTGTACCGTGAGAGGTAGGGATTCGCGTCCACCCAGTGGCCGGGCCATAACTGCGCGGCCGCTCGCTCCTCAGCGGTCCCAACGGGCGCGTCAAATCGCACGCGCGCCGGCGCCATCGGCACATCAGGCACACTCAGTAACGTTTGAAAATCAGCTAGCTCTGCGTAGAGTTGAAACGCCAGATCGCGAATGCGCTGAATTTGAGCGGGCGAGGTCGTCATACCGGCCACTCCCGATAGATAATCTCCGGCCGCGGTGCATACCACGCATCCACCCACGCCTCGAAATACTCTCGCCCGCCGAATGCGTCTACATGCCACACGTAGACTTTGCGGGAATCAAGCCCGGGCGCGTTGATAAACGCATCGTCGGCGCTGAACGTCAGCGTCTCCCGCCGCGGATAGGCTTCGTTCGCCACGATCAGCAGACGGTCGTACGTGGTAGCCTGCGGCAGCAAATGCACCACGCGGTCATAATGCCGAATCTCGCTCGGCGGCGGCTCAATCGGATCAGTCGGCGTCGG